TTTTGTTCCACCACCTCCGGCCCCTCCAGTACCAGCAGGGTTTCCTCCCCCACCTCCACCGCCTGCGTAAGTTACGGACGAACCAGTAATAGTAGAGGCTGTGCCATCACCACCGTTTCCGCCAGCGTTAGCACCATTCGCAGCACCCCCACCTACTGCTGACGCTCCGCCACCACCTCCGCCACCATTAGAACCTCCGGTATTTGGTGCAGTAAAACCACCACCGTTGTTGCCTTGTGATGGAGATGTTGAAGGAGTGTTCCCGGTGCCACCAGTTCCAGTTCCGCTCTTACTTCCAGCACCCCCACCAGAACCACCAGAAAGGCCGTTTACTCCGCCTTGTCCATAACCGCCTCCACCGCCACCGTTAGATGTAATGGTGCTGAATGTGGAATCTCCACCACTTGACCCAGACGCACCAGCGGCTCCTCCATTACCACCCGCACCAACCGTAATTGTGTATTCAGTAGTAGATGCAACGGCAAGACCAGTACCTGTTCTAAATCCTCCAGCACCTCCACCACCACCACCACCGGGGCCACCAGCCGCAGTTCCACCGCCCCCTGCACCACCCGCAACCACAAGGTAGTCAACAGAGGTCACGCCAACAGGAGGCTTCCACTTGGTCGAGGATTTGAATGTCTCTACTGTCGATAAAGGTACTGCGTAGCGAAGAAGCACGACCCCGGAGCCGCCGGGACCACCATTAAAAGCAGAGGGTCCGCCACCTCCGCCCCCTCCACCGCCGGTATTAGCCGTTCCTGTTCCGCCAACAGCATTCTTGCCTCCGTTGGCGCCACCGCCCTTGTCGGCAGTTGTTGATGTTCCACCGCCCAAACCAACCGTTCCGCTACCCGCCACCCCGCCTCCGCCGCCGCCGGCATATGACACAGAAGACCCGGAGATAGTAGATACACCCGCAGCCCCTCCATTTCCCCCATTGCCACCAGATCCGCCTCCAGCAGTAACTCCGGCACTGCCTGCGCCACCACCTCCGCCGGCGGAATAGCCCGTATTGTTTCCGCCACCGCCGTTGTTTCCTTGCGATGGGCTTACCGAGGGAGTGTTTCCAGTCCCACCACCTCCACTTTGTGCTCCTCCGCCGCCGCCAGAACCACCACTTCCACCCGCATCTGCGTTACCTGTTCCACCTTTCCCGCCACCAGCAGAAGTTATGGTAGAAAAAACAGAATTTGATCCATTGGTGGTATTTGCTCCGCCAGCACCAATAGTTACCGTGTAATCAGTTCCAGCGGTTACAGAAAACCCAGTTCCAGTTCTGTATCCCCCTGCTCCTCCACCACCCCCGCAGTTGGTATTTCCTAAGCCACCCCCACCACCACCAGCGACAACGAGATACTCAACCTCGGTCACACCAGTCGGGCAAGTCCAAGTGCCAGATGCAGTAAATTGCTGAACAACATCAACAGTCGTAGCAGGAGTTACTTCGTATTTGATGATTACGATGCCAGAGCCGCCTGCTGCACCTGTTGAGTTTGGCCCATTGGGGCCGCATCCGCCACCTCCACCACCCGTATTAGCAGTACCGGCAGTTGCGCTAGTAGTTGTTGACCCAGCACCGCCTCCCCCTGCACCGCCTGCACCAGCCGAACCGGGAGACTGAGAACCTCCACCCCCACCTCCTGCATAGGTTACAGAAGAACCGCTAATAGACGATGCTGTTCCTGCGCCACCAACAGCATTTGCAGCCGCACTTGCTGGAGCGTTTCCACCAACAGCAGAAGCGCCACCTCCACCGCCAGCACCAAAGTAAGGATTTGACGCTATTCCATTGCCACCGTTGCTTCCCTGCGACGGCGATGTCGATGGGGTGTTTCCGTTTCCGCCTGTAGTTGACCCACCAACATAGGTGCCGCCACCACCCGATCCACCAGCATTTGCTGAGTTGGCTGGAGTTCCATTCCCACCCCTTCCACCCCCGGTAGATGTAATGGTGCTAAACACGGAGTCAGAGCCATTAGAAGCAGCAGCCGATGGGGAGGAACTGCTGCCTGTACCGCCACCACCAACAGTGACTGTATAAGAAGTGCCTTCGGTTACAACAAACCCTGTTCCTGTTCTAAAGCCACCAGCACCGCCACCCCCGCCAATGTTATGCCCTCCACCCGCCCCACCAGCAACAACCAAATACTCAACCTCCGTTACCCCAGCAGGGCAGACCCATGTGGTCGAGGAAGTAAAGGTTTGGATGACTGTTATGCCACCAGCGGCTTGGAATAAACCAAACCCGTAGGCTTTGGCTGTGGCGTAAGCAAGCGAAGAAAGAACAGGCATCGCTATTCCTTATGTAAAGGCTGTCTTAGAACCAAACACACTGTAAGTGTTTGCCCCAGTTTTAATGGTGTTTAGTACATAAAACTCTGTACTGTTTGCAGTACCGCTGGTCGGAGCGCCGCCCTGCCATTTGGGTGTGACGTTTGAGCCATCAATCTGGACAAGGCTAACGTAACGAGCATTGGCATTACTTGTCATGCCAAAAGCAACCGTGATCGAAGAGTTAGTCTCCATCACATTGTTGAGCGTAGCCGACGAGTTGCCGCGAATATTGAGCGTTACGTTCGCAGTAGCATTGCCGGTATACAACAGCACTTGTTGCGTGTTTACGTCATAGTTGATTGTGTTGGCCGCACCACCAGTGTTAATCGTGACAAACTCTCGGTTGCGGTTTTGCAGCACAACATTGGCTAGATCGCCACCAGTTATTTCAACATTTGTTAGGGCTTCTGCCCCGTTGCCAATGCCATTGATTGCACCCGCAACTGTGGTGAAATTGTTATCCAGTTGAGACAACGGTATTGCCGCGTTAGCGGTTGCAAACGTATTGGGTATGGTAATAGGGAGTGCCATAGTTAGAACCTCGCTCTCAGTTCATGTTCAAATTGGAACCCATTGATTGTAAATGGGGTTGCATTGGTTGTGATAGTCATTCCAAGGTATTTGCCAAACATTTTGGCGTCTGATTTGTACAAGTAATATCCAGCGCCAGCACTGGTTCCAGTAATCCAACCAACGACTTGAGACAGGTTGTTGGTCCAATCAATAGTCTGCAAAGAATTGTTGATCCAAAAAATCGTATTGGCAAAATTAATTGCCGGAGACTGCTGGGATTCTGAATCGACAAAAGCCGTCAACAAGATAGGCACATTGCCCAAGGTGGCCTCAATGCCAATCTTGAGCGCCTGCTTGTCGCGGATAGGGTCGCCCATAGGCAATAGGGCAGTCTCAACCTCAACTTCTACTGGATTGGCTGCATCTTCATAGAATTGGTACAAATTGTTTCCAGTAGTGCCATACAAGTTTAAAAAACCATCCTTGACCGCCGGAACCACAAAGTAGGCATCTGTTAGTTGGTTAGTAAAAAACCACTTACGCTCAAAAAACGCTGCCTGAATCCAGCGCATTGTTCCGTTGTCGTTGTAATTAAAGTTGTACACGGCGCACAGGATGTTATTGATAAGACACTGACCACCAGAAACCGGCTCGTCAAAGTTAATCAGCGGGAATACCCCATCCAAGGGGTCACTGATTTTGGTCGTGGTAGCACCCACCAGGGCGTACACCCCGTACTCGTTCATAAACAACACAGACCGGAAGTACGGGAAGATGGTGTTTCTGAGGTTGGAACCAATAGACGCCGAGACGTTGGTGTTTGTAAACAAAGTTACGCCAGTTATAGAATCTATCCGCACATCTGAAAACACGTTAATAGAGTCCTCGCCGAAGACATACAAGAAGTTATTGGCTGACAGGATGCGGGTAATGTTGGTTCTCAGGGTCGAGTCCGAAATAGTCAAGAACCCGGCTGAGATGTTTGTGAAGTCATTGTAGGTATCGGCTGCCGTGTAGAACGTGGTCCGATCCGAAGCAATCCAGGCACGCCCAGAAAAGGTGGCTACGTCAGTGCCGTTCTGGTCAAGAATTGAGCAAGTCACGTTGGCATTGCTGCCACCGCCCGTAATTGTCACCGTGGGTGGGCTGGTGTATCCGGTGCCAGCCTCGGTCACAATGATTTCCGAGACGGCGTTTGCAACGATGACCACCTCACCCGTAGCCTGCACTCCGTTGGCCTGGTTAGGGGCACCAAAAGAAACAGTGGTATTAGCGGCGTTGTAGCCAGTGCCAGGATTGTTGATTGTTACCGTGACCACCGAGCCAATGTCAAGCAGGTTCACGCCATCCCAAGTTTTATACCCTCTGTCAGGGTCAATAATTAGGGCGCGCTCATTTTTCCACTGGGTAATGGCTACGCCGGTATTGGAAAACGTATTGGCAGCAGCGATATTTCCTGTTGTGCCAGTCGTAATGTTGACATACTGGGCCGATCCATCGTCCTGAAAGCCAAGAATGTACTCATTGTTCTGAATGTTGACTGAAGACATATAGGTCACATTGGCGGTCCAAGCAGTCGAGTTCACCAACTGATTGCCCTCAACGATTTTCAGATTGCCAAAACCTATGGGTTGCGCGTTCTCAAGCCAAGCAAACTCACCATTTTCAATAACCGTGCGGCTATTCTTGGTGTTTACACCTTTGAAGTCCTTGACAACGGCGTACTGTTTCTTTTGCTCAACGGCAGCCATTTAGTACCCCGATATGTAAGGTGTGGGTAGCCGTCGGGTAAAGGTTCCATTAAGGGCTTCCATAACGTGCTTAGCATATTCTTGTTTGAATATTTCAGCCTCGCCATAGGACTGCTCTTGATACTTGGCAATGTAAGCCGCATAGAACGGCACTGACTCAGTAAAGGGGGTTGGCAAAGTCTCTACGTCTGCACCATTGACCATTGGGTCAACCTCAACAACTGTGTCAAGTTCCATTACATAGGCTTGATCCGGTTTAGGGCCAATAAATATTTTTTTAGGACCATACATGGAGAACGCCGCTGGTCGCCCAGTGTAGTTTTGCCAGTACCTCAACTGAGCGTTAAAGTTTGTCCAGGGAAAATACATAAGGGGAACCCGAGAGTTTCCCCAATACAGGTTGATGTTAAGAATATCAATTGTTTTTACATCTTCCGGTAAAGCCGAAAAGTCAATCGTCTCAACATTGTATGGAGCAGTGTAAGACTGAAGGACGCGATTACACCCACTGTCTCGCACTAGGGTGTTTCGTCCGTCGTTGATGTAGTCCGTTAACTCCGCATCGGTCCAGAAATTTGCGTTAACGTCATGCAGCAATCGACGGGTTTCTGTAATGTAACCCGATAGAGTTGTTGCCATTCTTAATCATCTGTTGAGGATGGCACTTTCGCCGCAACCCGCGCTTTAGGCATGGGTGCGGCTACTCGCTCCACCACGGGGGCTGACACGTGGACGGGTTTGGAAGACTCACGACTGAATGAAAACGTAGCCAAACGCTCCATTGCAATAGAATAGTCTGTACTCATTTTCATCCAACCAAGCCTTACAAGATACGGCTCTTTATTGTCATCGCCATAACCAAATATATGCTTTGCAGCAATTTCGGGTACTTCCACTTCCTTGCCACAGGCAAAGTTATAAGTGACGCCATCAAAGGCGTCTACCAAAGGATTGTCACCGTTGTTGCGTACAAAAACATTTGTCATAGCGTCACAATGTCACCAAAAACATAAACATCAGCGGTAGCCGCTGCACCTTGGGGCGTCGTTAAAGACAGGTAAATACTCTTGGCAGTAAGAACATCACCGCCAGAGGTGTAGCCAGATGCAATGGTCAAGTCGATAAACTTGCCCGATGCAGTCAAGCCACTGTATGCCTGTCCCGCTGCGACAATTGCTGTTCCACCCTTGCTCTCTTGCGGATAAACGCCTCCGGCAGCCGTACTTAGGCTGACAGAAGCGTTTGTAGCCACAATTCGACGAATGATGTACTTGGCAGGCGCAGAGAAAATAACGATCTGCTGATCCGCAGTGGAGTTCATGTTGGCGCTAATCAATTGCCCCAACAGGATTTGTCCAAACCTATTGGGTAACTGGGTACCTACACTGTTAGCGTCCATGATTTCTCCTTATGCGTAGGTTTCGCCAGCAGGCTCACCACCGTTAACAGCCACCACGGAGACGTTAATGTTGCCTGCGCCACCAAAGTTATTAAGGCGCACGTTAGTACCGTCAGAGATAACCAACCCGCCAGCGTTAGCAGCGTACACGTTAGCAAACGCATTTCCGTTTGAATTATTGTTAACCTGAATCACCACGTTGGAGGTCGGGTACACATAATATGCACCAGCGTCCAACACGGTAGAAGAGGCGTTGGCAACAGCAATAGTCTCGGCCTGAAAATACGCACCAGCGGTGTTTGCGTTAGCGTCAGCGAGAAGGATTTTGTTAGTTGCTAATGACATGATTCCTCCTTACAGGCTAAGTGAGTTATAGCCGGTAATCTTCGTCATGGCTTTTGGCTTGGTGTTGACGAGTTCAGCAATCATCAGCACGGCACCAACATAACCAATTTGGAAGTTCGGCAGGGTGGACTCAAACCCAGTGAACGCAAACGATGCTTGTTCATGGATGTAGAGCGACATGTAGTTGCTGTTCAGAAAATACATAGTACCTTCTGGGCAGTAAGGGTCTGGATAGATAGGCACACCAGCAACCATCAGGGCGCGGAAAGCAGCCTGGGGGCCATTGGCATCACCGTCAAAACCCGATCCTGGGGTAATCATGTAGTTCTCTTGACCCACATAGTCTTGGGCCAAAAGGGTCCATGTACCAAATCCGCAGACACCAAAAGTAGGCACTTCAGCGCCGTTCTTCACAGTGCCGGAGATGTACTGAAGGACGTTCTGGCGGGTCGGGTTTACAGAGCCAGCAGCGTACTGCTTGGATTTCCACCAGGTTTCAGTAGTACGGTTGATGTTTCCGTAGGTTGCAGTACCCGTACCATCGTCAATTGCTGCAGGCAGTCCAATAAACTGCTGCTGATTGCTGGTATTGGTATACAAGGCAGTTGCCATCGAATCCATCATCACGTTGGTCGCATCGTTCATGCGAGCCTCAATGAGGGGGATGATCGCGTAGTCTTGCTGCACTGCACCTTCCATTCCGAGGAACGGAACGGGGGAGACAAGCAACTTGAGGTTAAATTCAGCCTGGTATGCACCCTGCTGAACAGAAGGTTGTGCAAACGAACCCGAGTAGTCAGACCACTGAGCGTTTACAAACTGGGAACCCTGGACGGGGACTGATACTGAAGACACACCGCCAGAAGCGGTTTGGCTGTTAGCGATCAGCGCCGCCATAAGGGGCGTCGAGTTGTAGATTTGTACGACCAACTTCGGGATAAATGCGCGCCGAGTAACATAGGTTAACTCGTTGAATTGACTTGTACCCGAAGCCGGAAGGATGCCGCCACCAATAGGCATGATTTACCTCCGAAGTTTCAAAATAAGCCCCATACCAAACTACAGGCCAATCGGCTTGGGATTCTTGCGAAGTTCTGCAAGAGCCGCCGCAGCGTTTTCACGCGCTGCACCAACTGGGTTTTTCATATAACCCTTAATGTCAAACCGAGACATAACGGGTTGCGGGAAACCATTATTAGCCGTGGGAACCGCAGTCTCACGTGACTTTTGCCAGTAATCGGCAGCCGTCTCATGGTTAGCAATGCCTTTCTCGGTCATCAATTTTTCGATTTCCAAGATTTCCTCATCGGACTGGACATAGCCTTTTTCTTTGAGGGAGTTGCGTCGCTTCATCAACTCATCACGAATCTCACGCTGTTTG